TTATTTTATCGAAGGCTGGTTCTCAGACAGTGTCTAAGAATCAGTCACATCTGCTCAAAAGAGGATTCTCGATTGAACAGACTGACTGGAACAACGGAAACGCGATTTCCGTTGCATCAGTATCGGGGCAAGGGGGTGTCACACCCTCTTACTCCGCTTCACTTGCTACATATCTAAATGGAGCCAGTGAACATATGAACACCGTATCTGAGGATGCGGAATTCATAGATGATGAATATGACCATTCCGGGTCAGAGACATCAGACGTCGACGCGTTGTTAGAAGACAGCGATTCGACGGTTGTCCGGAAAAGAAAGAACCTTTCTCACCGGATCAAGTACGAAGACCCATGGAAAATCCATGCGGCCTGCGCACTCGCAACGCTCAGGTCCGAAGACGGGCCTGACGTTGTCGTATGGTCTGGAGACGGAATACGTCTCCAAGACCCTCTCCCACCTAGACTCTTTGGGTCGAAGTGGGATGGATCTATGCGGAACAAGCAACGGTTCAGCAAGATCTCGAACGGTGATGTGAAGAGACACATCATCTATCGGCACACTCATTGGGGTCGTCGACTCCAACAAGAGTGTAGCGACCCAGAATCCAAAGTTGGATTCTGGGCTCGCACTCTTAGAAACCGGTTGAACCGGTTCCTAAGTGGTGGACCCGATCCCATCTGGACATCAGATGAGAAACGGGTCTTGTCACGAGGCGAGTGGAAAACTCGCGATCGTGGCCACAGGTCATTACGGCTCATCGAGCTGTTGAAGACCGTTGACGGGATTTTTGTTCAGAGATATCTGGCAAACCCCGCTGAAGTGTGGACATGGGACCGATACGACCTGTACACACTTGGAAACTTATCCCTCCTTCTGGGAGATGAGTTTCTCGATGGAGAGTTGCCTCTAGAGGCGATCCCCATCCGTACTTCCTACTCCGTTCTTAAATGGAGCAGGAAGTGGTTCAAGCAGGTGTCTCATAGAGGTCTGCTAGAACATGAGACTATCCCACCCCCAGAGGGTGCGGAATGGTCTCGGCTCCTATGGCGAACCTGGAAGGTTCTTCAAGGAGCAAAGGGACACGAACGTCTATTGATAATAGGCGTTCTGTCTCAAACCAGGGGTTGTGGTACACCACCTCCACTGGTTGTTCTGCAATCGAAACGGAAGTTCATCGAAACCGTTTCGTTGCAGCCTCCTGAGGAATCCGCTACTATGCGGTCCTTGAGGAGAATGGCAGTCGAGGAGGTCATCAAGGACCTCCCCGCTGCCGCTGTAACAGGACTCGCGACAAAGTCGCGCGTCACAGTTACATCCGCTGCCTGTTGGGAGAAAACCCGAAAGGAAGGCGGAACAACCGAGCAGATCAAACAGATGATCGGCGAGGTTGACCCTATGTCTCAGATCCCAATCAGGGATCTGGACACAGGTAGTGTCGAGTGCTGGAAATTCCAGGATCAATTCGACACTGTTGGGGAACTTATATTCTGGGTCTGTCTAGACCGAGTTCTCCACACACCAACGGTGGAGCTTAGAAAAGCTTTTCTCACTGTGGTGAAGGAACCTGGTAAGGCGAGAAGCGTTACCAAGGCCCGAGCTTGCTTAAAGATCGTCCTCGATCTTGTAAGTAAGCTTTGCTCGGAACCCCTAGCCAAAGGGATCCGGAGCAGCCAATCGGGTATGAGTGCATCAAACCACGGTTGGAATTTCTTCAATTCGTTCTCCAACGAAATTGAAAGAAATGAAGTCTTTTCCCTCTTATCGAGAGAAGAGAAGACTTTCGAAGGCTATGTTGAACGAACAGACACCTTCGAAGACCTCTTTGTGTCCTCGACGGATTACAAAGAAGCAACAGATCTCCTGCAACACATAGTTGCAAGAGATCTGGGTATCCCTTGGATGACCAAATGTGGCATTCCAAAGGTACTTCAGGGAATTGTAGTGGAAACCTGCTACAAACCCCGAGAGATCTTCTTCAAGGCATCCGGCCTTTTGGAAGATCTCGGAACCCCTGTGGATGGTGACATCCACAAGGTAACCCTTCGTCGCGGGGTCCTCATGGGGGACCCTCTGACGAAACCGGTCCTACACCTCATCAACGTGTGTGACCGGCTCCTGCAGAAGCGGATCTTAGATCCTGACTTCTACGGCCGCCTGAGCAACTCGAATGAGATTGCTGAGGCTCTTCTGCTTGTCAAGAGTAAACTTAACAAGTAGAATCTATCTACGTACCCCATTTAAGAGGGGCATGGTAGGTAACGTATAGCCCCTAACTGGGGAGCATTTACG